ACATGATCTTGATGTAAAGGATCGTCTACCTTGCCGCAGTAGGCACAAGAACTATCGAAGAAACTTAAAGAGTCATTCCAGTCATCTATTGTTAATGTAGCTGGAAGGTTTTCTTTTCTTGCCCTTCTGATGTGCCTTTTTAGTGTTATCCACTTTCTGCCGTCCTCTGTTTTGTATAGTTTACGGTAGTATTCTGTATTGGCTTGGCGTATGCGGTCTTTGTTATTTTCAACATACTCCTTCCTTTTTTCCTTGCCGCCTCGTTCGGAGTAATAAGATCGCATACCATCTCTTATCTTTTGCCTGTTTCTTTCCCTGTACCCGTTGGCCCTTACGGAAATTTTATCCCAGTTTTTAATGCGGTACTCCCTGCTTACTTCTTTTCCACCGCCATTATGATAATATTGTTTCTGCTTTGCTAAAACCGATTCTGGATTTTGAGCGTATTTTTCGCGGCACTTCTCGTTTATTTCCTCGCTATTTTCAATATACCTATCCATGACCATTTTGTTAACACACTCTTTGCAGGTATGCTTAAGTTTTTTAACGCCTTTATCAACTCGTTTGTGAAAGTACTCTTCAGTGGCAGGAAATTTTTCGCCGCACTTAATACATCTTTGCGTCCCATCCGGCAGAATGCTTTTATCTTCCCTTGGCTTGCTTGGGTTTTTATTCGGGCCACGTTTGCCTTTGCCCATATTTTCAGTATTGGTTATCTTGTATTTACCAGCCCTCTTAGCGTTTTCTGCCTTAGTTCTGCATGAAGGGTTATGATAAAGCGGCTTCCCTCGTTTTATTCTGTAAGGTGGTACGGCAAACTCAATGCCGCAATGTTCACAGTTAACAAGGAACCAGTTAGGTTTATCTGCCGGATGGAGTCTCTCTGTCTCCACAAAATATCACTCCTTGAAACATCTTGATACATCAATTATACATGAAAATTAATTGACTTTCAAGTAGTTTTTGATATAATATTCCAAAAGGAGTGATTAATAATGCCAAAAGACAGAGGATTAAAAACCAGATTTCAAATATCCAGTTCCATAGAAAAAGGATTATGGACCGCTTTAAAAGGGTTTTCCGAAAAAACAAAAGTCCCTATTTCAAAACTACTGGATGAGGCGATAGAAGATTTATTGGCAAAAAGGAAAGGCAGATAAACTGCCTTTCCTCTCACACCTACGCCGGGATACTGAATTGGAAAGGCCGCCAATCGTATGCTCCTGCGCTAAACCACATGATTGATCCGACCATCCACTGCTGGATCTCCTCTTTTTTCCAACTGATTAATTCGTAGTCATCTCCAGATTCTAGGCGATTAATCCACTTGAGCGCATCTTTTGCCATTTGGCTATCACAAACAACCCACGGATTCAAGGTCTTGCCGGTCTGCTTGCGGAACTGCTTCCAGCAATATACTTTCATATTTCCGTAGTAGATGTTGGGATTATTATCGGCAGTGTCAACTTTTCCTTCGCCACCTATTAACTCCAACGCTGTTTTACGCAGGGCGGTAGGAACAATTAACAGATCGGGCTGAAGGTTCGCGTCCTTTCCGTCCTCATCCTTTGTGTCGAACATCTTCTGGCATACGGTCTCCAGGTTGGTTTCGTTTAACTCAAGCGCCTCAAGATTATCCTGTGTAGTACTGTAATTCGCGCTGGTTTGAGAATCATACGCTATAGGAAGCCCGTTTGCAGTCAGCGTGTAATTTAAACTGACACCATTAACGCTAAAGCTGGTCTGGTCGGCATTAGAGAAAATGCCAGCCGCAACAGCTTCACGGGTACGAGCCGCGCCGATTGCAAACTTGGAGAAGTCATCCTTCATGTTCATTAACTTGGCGTTGGACAAAAGGAATCGGTCATAGGCTTTGCCTGCCTGCCACACAAGCGGGGTCCACACTTTGGTATTTCCTTCTTTTGCGTCGGCATACGTAAATTCACCGTTCCACTGCGTGTAGTCAATGGCACCCACCATTTCGCTGATAGCCTCGGTCGGGTTGTCGCTCTGCTCCTTCGAGAACAGGATCGGAATCATCGAATCCTTGATCGAATCCGCGTACTTGTCTACCCAATATTCAAGTAAGGGATTTTCATACAATCCTACCAGTTTTTGAAAGTTACCACTACTTTGAATTAATACTCCCATCTATCCCACCCCCATTACGACGCCTGCACGAAGTTTTTGGTGGCAATGCACCGAACCTTCGTGTTGGTCGTGTCTTTCTCCAGAATTACAAGGTGCCCGCCGGATACTGTAGCTGCATTAACAAGCAGTCCGGTAGCATCGAGGATCGCCAGTTCAAGCCCAGGAAGAAACGCCGCATCTGGGGTCCCGGTATAATCGATCTCCAGGATGTCGCCGTCTTTCACCAGTTCCATTACCGCTAAAACATTAGTTCCGAGGGTAACTGACTTACGGCACACGGCGTAAATCCTGTCCGTGGTAGCCGCCAGGGTCCACCGGCCAGAACTGAGTTTATATGCCGCATTCGCGACACCCGCCTCCGAGTTGGTCATGTACAAGGTGTCAACGATCTTGCCGTGGTAGTTGCCGTTGATATTGCCAACGATTTTTAAAGCCATCTCTTTTTCACACTCCTTTACAAAGTCAAAAACGGCCTATTTAGCCGTCTTTTTGTACTTGCTTTCCATTTTCTTGTAATCCGCCATTTTCTTGTCGGGGAAAAGTGATTTGTATACCTTCAACTTCTCATCCGATATGTCGATTTGGGGTTCAAACTCCCCACCTCCACCCTTCTCAGTGTCGAGGTGGTTCTTGCTCCCCACATCCCGCAGGGTCTTAGCCTTCGTCGTGGTCTTGGCGTGTTCCAGAATATCATCCTCATGAGCCTGCAACCACGCAGCCCGAAGCGGCAACCCCTGCTTCATCAGGTCAATGGTGCCCTCATCCATAGCATCCAGCTCCGGCACGAGGTCGCCGTATTTGTCCTTCAGCTTCGAGTGGTCGGACATGATGCCTTGGGCGCGTCTGTCCTGCTGACGTTGCTGATCGTCGGCGGCAACCTTCCTTTTGAGTGCCTGGTTCTCTTGGTTCATCTGCACAAACGCCGGGTCGGTCCGCATGATCTCGCGGATTTCCTTGATGTTGTAACCGGCCTTTTCAAGCTCCGCTTCCCGGCCGGTACGGTATTGCTCCACTTGTTGCTGTTGCCGTACCTGTGTCTGCTGAAGCGATTGGCCTACAGCGTTGAAGTAGCTGTCCAGGTCGTTTAAGCCGTGAGTCTGGCCGAAATGTTGCTGAACCGTCTGGTTGTACTGAGCCAACTTCTTTTCCAGGATTTCCTTATCACGTCTCATTTGAGCGAATGCCGCGTCCTGCTCTGGCGTCTGGGTAGGTTTTAGTTTCGTCTGCGTGGCGGTCGCAGTGTCGCCCGTTTGGGCTCCGGTTTCGCCTCCGGTAAACTTCTCCTGCCCTTCGCCTACCGATATATTGGAATCGACGGGGTCTGCGGTGGACGCGCTCCCACCGTCTGAACCGGATGCACCGGCCCCGCTTGCAGAACCACCGTCGTCAATGTAAGTACCCTTTAATCGGGAAGGATCGAATCTAAACATGTGTTACCTCCTCGCGTTTGCCCTCGCCAGGGATATGTCGCCGTTCTTTCCGGCGTGTCAGGCAAAACAAAAAGGAGCAGGTTGCCGGTCCTGCTCCTTGCTTATTCAGTTGTTAGCGACCATTGTTGTTGCCCTTGCGGGACCTCAGATCCCCGCCTTTTATGACCTTCGTGACATCCGCTTGCTTTTTGCCGGTACCGTTGTCAAAAATAAATGTGGCACTGGCTGGCATTTTTTGGGGCAGGTTTTTTGCCATTCCTTTTAACACCTCCTTTCAACAACAAAAGCGCCCTATTGGACGCCTTTGAAATCTGGCCTATAATCAATTATTCGCACCCTTTTTTTAGAATTACAACTCTGGCAAAGTGGTTGGATGTTATCTATATTACTTGTACCACCTAGGGACAACGGTATAATATGATCTGCGGTAAGTTTCTTTTTCTTTCCGCAACACAGGCATATATTGCCGTATTTATTACACAAATCAGTCCATTCTTGCTGTGTAAATTCGCCTCCGTTGTTATTTTTTAATGCTTTCCTTCGTGCACTTCTAACCCTTAAGCTACCGAGGAATTTGTCGCGGTTAAGTTTTCTCCATTTGTACTGATAATAGTAGGCCCTATCATTGCCTTTGCTTCGTTGCCTCCTGCCATATTCTTTGCATTTTTCCGGATTATTTTTCCTCCATTCGCGCATCTTCCTGTTAATTTCATCACGGCCAACCCTTTTAACATCTCTCTCCCATTGCACTTGCCTTTCTGCTTTTAGTATTTCGGGGCTGGATTCTCTTAATTTCTTGACTCTCTCCCTGTCTTTTCTGTTGATTTCGTCCTTGTGTTTATGATGATATTCAAGGTTTCTTGCCCTGTTGCGTTCTTTCACCTCTGGGTTTGAATTATATTTTACATTATATTCCTTTCTTTTATTGCCATAACGTTCGTTAAAGCATGCCTTACAGAAATTCCATAAACCATCCTCTCTGTAACGATTAAGACGATAATCGGAACGAGGTTTCCATATACCGCAAACCGGGCAAACCTTACCATCTATTTCAACTCGTTCTTTATCATATCTGTCGGCGCGTTCAGATATTTTCTTATTCTTTCTGCCTGACTCTGCATATTTTCTCTGACCTTCCTTGGCACTTTTCTTAAGGCAAGATTTACACTGACATTGTAACCCATCCTTACGGCGCTTATCCCCATAATACTCACTCAATGGCTTTATCTTCCTGCAAGTGGAACATTTTTTATGCCCTTCGCTATTCACAAAATCCCCCCTATATGCTATACTACCATTATACCATACAAGTTAACATGTATGCAAGCATACAGGAGGGAATTCTATGAAACAATTATGCGCCAGATTAGAAGAAAGCCTTGCTAGGCAACTTAAAATAACCTGCGCCAAAAAAGGTATCACTGTTCAGGATGCAGTTAAGCAGGCACTTGAAAAATGGCTTAAAGAGAACGATAAATAGGCTATCTCCTTTCAGTAGTGTTGGAGCAAAAGAAAAAAGCCCGCTCTCCGGTTAAGGAGAACGGGCTCTGAATGGCCTCTAAACTATTATTCCGTTAATTTTCCCACATTTTGGACATTTTATTTCTATCCTGCAATGGTCATCGTCCACCGCCTCAATGTTTGCCTGCATGTTCTGTACGGATTGGTTATGAACGGTTGTTTTGCACTTGTCTTTAGTGCAAAGTAATTTATTGCACTCACACCGAATTAGTTCGCTCACTTCCTCCCGCCCTTCTTTTTCTTCTTGCTTTTTCTAGCCTTATCCATGGCGATTGCCACGGCCTGATCTTTGGGTCGACCACTTTTGATAAGCTCACCGATATTCTCACCAATTACCTTTTTAGACGAACCCTTACGGAGAGGCATACTGCTCACCACCTTTACTTTGCTCCAGCCGTTTTAACATATCCAGCGCCATTTGATACCGTTGCGGGTTGTCCTCCTGAAACCAATCATTTGCCATATTGAGGTCGGCCTCTTTTGGCTGGTTCTCCGGGTTCTGCGTGTAGGACATGATCCCCAGGTAATCAGCTAGGTCCTCCGACGGACTTGTGCGGCCGTACGGAGAGGAGGAAAAATCGTTTGCTTTTTCGGCATGTGGGTTATTCATCATCACCCCACGGATGGATTCACTCCCCTGTGTCGCCCCTGGCCAGCCGGACTCAATAAAAGCCTTCTGTTGTTCCCAGGGTATATCTTGCTCATAGGTCCGGGCGTGCATAAGTTCATGTTGCAGGTTTTTTGCCGGCACATAAGGGAAATCGGCAATATTGTAGTCTGCGGTTGGCGGGACAAGATCGATCAACCCAACGTCAGGGCCATAGACATGATACCTGCCGCCGTAATTTGGCGTATAGGGCACAATGTCGATAGCGTTTGTCCCTCTTAGGTAGCTCGGCGTCGCATCATACCGATCCACCGCATTCCACAACCAGTTACGGGCGCTGTCACCCGTGGTATCCTGATTGTAAATGGTGGGGTCGTCGAGGTAAAAATTGGTGCCGTACTTATACTTCATGGCGTCCTTGAAGGCAGACGTTGACATGCCCTCGGCGGTGCTACCCTTAAGATTCTCCACATACTGCTGATACTGCGCCTTCTCGGCGGGGCTATTCCATGCCAAAAGCAAAGCGGGGTCTATGGTGGCCACCCCCTATTTTTTTAACTCAATAAATTCCAGCGAATCTCTGTCTAGAGTCATATCTTTACCGATAATCCACTGTTTTTCTAAAAACGATATTGCCCACTTAATAAAGTCGTCGTGGTCAATTATCAATATTTTTTCTTTACCGGATTTAAAGTGAAGAGCCACATTAAACATCTACCCACCCCCTAACCATTCAATCGGTTCGTAACGGTCTGCACAATTTTGGTCGGGTTGCTCAAATCCGTCCTGCCGAAGTTACCGCACCGCGAATTGCCGCAGATCATCGGCAAGTTTGTGTAGGCTTCCGTCTGCGCGTTGGGCGTGTCGTCGTTTTTGAATGTCATGTACGTTTTGCCGATTCGCAGTTGGTGACCGCAGTTAGGACATTTCATTTTTACCCCTCTTTCCTTGCATGATGTTCAGCATCCCGGCTTAATCTTATCGATCTCAATAGACACGCTCCTATTTTTACCGCCCTTATCCTGCCGCTCTGAGGTCGATACAATCTTCCCGGTAACAACCATCTGGACTTTACTGCCCACCTTCGCGCCGCTAATTCCTTTCGGAATCTGCTTGTCGTCGAGGTAAATAGTCGGTTTATAGGACTGCGGTGTCCCAATAGACGCGGCCGTCTTGCCGGGGATTTTCTTAGTTGCACCGCTTTTCTTCTTCGCCACCGTCATCACCCTCTACGCCTTTTTGCCGGTGATTCGCACTTTGCTTTCCTCACCGCTGTGCCCCTTATTGACCTTACTTAGGGTAAGATTCGTTTTTCCGGTTTTAACTACGGACTTGGTTTTTGCCATTGTTATCATCTCCTTATATTTGTGGCTGTGGCTGTGGCTGTGGCTGTGGTTGCTGAATAGTCTGCTGTAGCTGAACCAGCATTTGCACCTGTTGCTCTGGATCAGCCGACAAAAAAGCCGCCTGTGCGTCTGGCGGCAATCCTATCAAAGCCTGCTGTAGTTGTGGGATCTGCGCTAACGCCTTCGCTATCGCCGGGTCAAGTTGCGGTTGCTGGGGTTGCACTGGTGCCTGTGGCGGTCCCTGCGCCTGCGGTGGTCCTTGTTGCGGTGCCATCTCCTGCCCACCACCCTGCGGCTGGGGTTGCGGCGGTCCAGGTGGCTGCTGCGGAGGCGGCGCTTGCTTCTGTGCCTCTATCTCTGTGGACATCTCGGTTATGAGATCCTTTAAAAATGGAATGCCGAGCTTATCCAGTACCTTCAGCAGGAACAGGTTGCCTGCCTCAGCCTTAAACCTGCCCTGCCCGGCCAATAGGACGAAGTTGTTGAATATCTCGCCCTTCGCCTTCATAAACGCCGGTTCCGCTGTTACTTCGATGTCCAGGTCAGGAAACACGATATTACCGTTCAGATCCTTCAGCATGTCAAGACGGTTGTAGTAGCCGTATATCTCCTGCTCCCTGTCACCGGCCAATCTAAACGGCCTGTCATCATCACAGAAGGCCATGGCGAAGTCTGCTATCACCCGGTAAAGTTGCTTGAAGGAATTGGCCTTATAAGCGCCCTTCAGGGTTATTTTCATTGCCGACTGCTCGACGTAAATCTGCTCCTGCCTGCCGGACGTTGATCCAGGGGTCCGCAAGCCCAAAGCGGCATTTGTCGCCCCGGTGATCATCTGAAGATACCCTTTCATCGTCTCCATAAGTTGCAAGCCTTCCACGCCGGGGCCGAGTTCAATAGCCTTCACGTTCTGCGGGTCGCCGACAACGATGATCTCGGAGAATGGGTCGGAGATTTTTTGCTTGGTTTCCTCGTTTGCGCAGATGATCTTGCGCCTGCCACGAAGATAACCTTCCTCAATGGTGAAGAGTATTTTCTTGATGCTCTCGTTCAGGTCGTGGACATCTTCCATAATACTGACCGGCCAGAACGATTTGTCGCGCGGGATGAAAGGTATTGTAATCAGATCCCAGTTTTTCGGGATGTAGTACTCAACTTCGTTTGGAACCTTTTCCATTATTGGCTTCCCGGCCTCGTCAAACTCACCAGTTGGTTTTTCAATCATAGCCGGAACTTTTTTATAAATAGGCTTGCCTGTCTTCGGGTCAATGCCGGCGCGAACCTGTAAATCTTCTTCCAGCGTTTCCTTTTCAATCGGATTACCTTTTTCGTCGCGGCGGTAGAAGAACTTCGGGATGTGTTTGATCAAGAGGTCGCCGGACCACCAGAACTTCCCTATGTCCCCTTTTTCGTCGCGGTAGGTTGTTTCAACCAGGGTGTATTTGTTCAGTCCTGCGTCCTTGTCGCCGGATTCCTGATCCGATACGGTTATCCGCTGGCTGTCGATCATCTCGTCAAACTCTTTAATGAGGGTGGCCCTATCCTCTATCTCCTCTTTGGTGAGGTGAGGCCATTTCCTCAAAAAGTATTTGACGTGGCGGTTGGTGACGTGGTGATAATGCTCCAGATCATCCATACTCTTCGCACCGTGGTTCGGAATAATATCCTTCGGGTGTGGGTTGGAAAGCTCAATGTCGCCTACGAAGCCACCCTTTTTAATGGCGTTGTTCCAGTGAACCTTGACAAAGCTAATGCCGAACTTCATGGTCCGGCGCTCATTCTCAAGGTTTATTTCGTTAAGTGACGGGTTGGCCGACCTGACGACATACATGCAGTAATTTTTCAGCGCACCTACCGCCATTTCGTCGTCGGGGGCCACGGCTTTAAAGTCAGGGTCCGGGACCGACGTGTCGATCTGGCTTTCAACGATCATCCGGGGGAAATTAACAATGGTGCGGGGGGTCTTATTATCCCGCACCATTGCAACGTCAGACAGGTTGTCGAATTCTCGCGATCCCTCATATTCAGCCTGCCAGCGGTCCATTCTGGTGTCCCATTCCTTTTTGGCGCGGCGGTCGGCTTCGAGTTGCTTTTTCCAAAAGTCCAGCAATTTGTCGTCTTTTTGTTCCTGCTTTAAAGATTTGCGCTTATCGGCCACCTTTTTCACCACTTTTCCGGCTACGCTTTTGATTCCGTCCCAAATTGCCATATGCTACCACCTCACGCGGTGTTGCACTAATTCTTCGCGGTATTTTCTCTCAAACTCCAGGTTGACCACAACAGCCTTCCTTGCCGATTCCGGCATATTGGCGTCAAACTTCAGGCTGTCGTCTACGCTTCTGGAAGGTCTTGACATTATGCCGTAACGGATAGATTCTGGCCCGTGCGTGATATTGTGCGGATTTTCTGCCGCGTCCTCTGGGTTATGCTCATCGTGGAGCAGCTGCGGGAGGCACCGTATCAGGTTGGTACAGTGATCGAATATTTGCAAGCGGGCTGTTAGGACGCCAAATTCGTCCTCATAGGGTGCGAGGTACTCCCGTAAAGTGCGCCAACCGGCTATGCGGTCGTGCTTTGCCCTGGTCAAAAATAAGCCCTCGCGGGCCATTAGCTCCCTGCCGCTGGTGCCGGTTTCTTGCCGCCGATTCCAGAGGTCGGGGGATGCTACGGTATAGGCTATTTTTTCATTCTTCGGTGTCATGGCGACAATCTTCTGCGCTGCCGCCGACAGCCTCAAGCCTGGCTGGTGCAACTCTCTAGTGATGTAGCATTTGCCGTCCGTTGACGTGGCCCACCAGTAACAGGCGGTCATGTCCAGGCCGTAATCCAGGGAGCGGAACCGTTTCCACCATTTCGGTATCTCAAACGGCGGGCGGGTGTGTATTTTACGGTTGAACTCTGGATAATATTGGCCAGCGAACGAATCCCAATCTCCTTCTAAAAGTTGCTTCCTGTAGATTTCGGGCTGAGATTCCAACTTTTTGCGGTACATCGGGTCGCGCTTTTCAAGGATTTCGTTGTCAGCAAGAAAGGCCGGAATAAATATGTGATCCTCGAATACGCCTTCTTCTACCTCTACAGAATGAACTTGCTCCGGAGGGCCACAGTCAACAAATTCAGCTTTGAAAAATTGATGTCCGGGTCCGCCTGGGTTAGTTGCCATTGCCATAAATGGCGTTATTCCTGATTTTGTGGCACGGTTACGGCTTATAAGATAACGATAGATAAATCTGGTAAGCTGAGTGGCTTCGTCCGGCAGGATAATGTCGAACTGCAAGCTTTGGTAGTTGAAAACATCCTCTTCATTCTTGCAATGGCAGAACTGCAAAATGGAACCCGTGGGCATCGTCCAACGCCGTTGTGTGCCGTTCCAGTCCGCCCAGGCCGACATTAGTTCCTGACTTCGCATGATGGCGCCGCCGGGTCCTTCTAACTGCGGATATTCGCGCCGGAAGTAGCCGATGTTTATGCCAGGGTAGTTTAGCCCTGCGACAATGGCAACCCCGAGGAGTGCGTCAGACTTACCTAGCCACCTCCGGCGCTGCCGCCATAGCCTATGACGGTCGCAACTGGAGGTGATGGTTCACCCCCCTCAAACGGCCAGGCCAGGCCACAGGCACGGAGGAAGGTTAGTTGCCGGGGCTGGGGATACCATTGTACGGCAAGTTTTTTGAGTTTCGCTTTGGCTTTAGCCATGATGTCACCTTATTTCTCCCTGACCTCCTGCGCCATGTCGCGGACCTTGAGAAGGGCGCGGGTAATCATGTTGACAGATGTCTCTAATTCATAACCGCGTAGTCCTTCAAGTGTTGACTCGTTAACCTTGTCGGAAACAAAACTTATTGCCACTGATGCAACGGTATCTAGTCTGTCAATCAAGATATGAACAAGCTCATGAACAAGGGTGAATTCTAGTTCATCTACCACGCCTGGATCGTCGCGAATAAATATTTGGCACTTACGACGAGGCCAATCTATATTGTTGCAACCATAAGAATCTTTTTTCTCAACTAAATGCTCGTATTCGGCGGGTCGTAACATTTCCGCCGTTATATCCCAGTCCTGAAGCCTCAACGCCTCCTGCCACTCGGCAAGGGCTTTTTGTAAATCTTTGGGCATGATATCATCCCTTCTGAAAATAAAAATAGGGCTGGATAAGAACCAACGCACCGTATGCGCTCGTCCCTACCCAGCCCGGAGTCGTTCTCGTGGCTGATTATTGTACTATAATTTTATGTCCATCAACTTCAGCTACTGCATTTATATCATAAATTTTAATTCCGCTACTAAAAGGAACCGTATAAAATCTTCTGACCGCATCATCTTCATCGTCCCCAACTTTTAATATAGTGCTAGTTGATCCATCGAAATCTCTGTATTCAATTTTATATAGCAACAAAGTATCACCACCACCAACGTTTTTTAATCTAATTTGATTGTCTTATTCTCAGACACCAGGACTATCTTGCCGTCCTTGACTTTGACGGTGACCTCACCCCAGCCTATTCTTCGCAGACTGGCGATCACCTGGCGTTCTTCTTTGGTGGGTTGTAGGGTGTCGGTCATAGAATCACTTCTTTCTGCAAAACATTTTCAGCCGCTTCAATTCCTTTAGTTGTCAACCACCCACGGTCAAGCGTTGTCCCGTATTCATACCAATCTTTACCGCACCATTTTTCGAGAAGATACCATGCGCGCTTATAGTGCATATAAAATCCTGGCTCATTGATTATAACTCTGGGGTTCTTGGTTCCAATCCGTGGCGGGTCCGCGTAGTAGGTTGTACAATGGGTATAAATGTCTACAAGGAAGCGTTTCTCGTCATCCCTCACCACAACACCGCCCTTACTGTAATATCTCAACCATTCTTTCTTTTAAATAGTAACGCTTCCGATTCTGCTTATCGGCTTTGCATCATCCATTATCTCCTGAATTATTCTTAGCGCGAACAGGGCTTTGTCCAGATCGTGAAATGCATTAATCCTACTCGCCGCACGGTCTATCGTCCCTTCGTTTGCGGCAACCAGGTCTTTGTATGCCTTTTCAGCCAGCCCCAAGCATCCGTCCATCTGGTCAGCGACATAGACAGCATCAACAATAATCATAAGGATCCTCCTTGTTTAAACCTTATACCAGTCGGAGGTTCGGATCGCCCTGCGCCATAAACATACTTCCACTTTTCAATCGGCTGTTTAAAATATGGCGATTTTTCGTATAGTTCCTTGCATTTCAGCATGGCCTCCATCTGCGCTTTGTGCAACTGCTCAAAATTGTAGCGCATCTTCAAAATGCCCAGGGGGTTGTCTTGCGCCTCATCATAGTTCTCACATATTAACTTTGCTTTAAAGGTCGCAATCCTCGGCTGTTGCAGTTCACTGAACGCCGCTTGGTACTCTGACTTGTCTTTGCAAACTTTGGTGTGGGCGCAGGTTTTACACATTAGCGGGAACCTCCTTTACCTTCTTCTTCTGGAGGATTATCCTG